GAGGTAGTCGATGGCGACTACCAAGACCCTACAGGAGACAGTGGATTGGGCACGGACGTTCACTAAGCTAGTCCCTATCGTTGGGATAGGTGGGTTCTCCAATGAGCCTGCCTTGACAATATGCAACAGTGTCATTCAGGAGATACTGTCCCCGCCCCACAAGTGGAAGTTCAACCGCGCCGAACTTACCTCCTTCATCACAATAGATGGCACTCAGGACTACGCCGAGACAGTCACAGACATGTCGTGGCTAGAGTCGTGCGTACTAGAAGATGAGGACAACACCTCTACGTCTCCACAACTCAAACCCACCCGTGAGATTGAAGCTGTCCAAGACCTACCTAAAGAAAGCCTCCGCGACAATCCTGACAAAGTTTGCATCCTTAAAGAAGCGACCACTACCACTACGCTCCGTTTCTGGAAAGTGCCCGCTACCGTAGTGTGGCGTGCATACATAGTCTATCAGAAGAAGCCAGTCACAAAGACGGCGCTGACGGGCGATTGGTCGCCGATACCTGATGACTTGGCGTGGGTTTATCAGCAGGGCTTCCTAGCGATGGCATACAAGATGGCTGATGACACGCGGGCCGAGACAGAGTACCGGAAGTTTCTCAGAGACATAGGCCGGGCGACTGCGAAGGATGAGGCTGAGCTACAACATGAAGGCTTCTTCCCTGGCCGCCCCATAATGATAGGATAATGCTATGTTCCTTCAAATCATGCTTGCAGTCCTCGGAGGGCTTTGGGTGTTGCTCATTCTAGCTATTATCCGAGGTGGCTACGAGGACTTGAAGTGGGAGCACGACAAACTCGAACGAATGAAGAAGGCTAAGCGTGAGTAAGACCCTAGAGAATGGCTCCTTCCAGGATGCCGTAGGCACGGTCGTCAATGGCGGCACGATTGAGTTCGTGCTGTCGCATGACGCTATGATAATTGCTGGTGGGCAGGTGGCTCCTACGAGAGTGTCAGCCACCTTGGACTCCAGCGGCGATATGCCTTCCGCGTTCACCATCCTCGCCAACGACGAACTTACACCCACAGGCACTTTCTATCTGACCACGGTATTCGACTCTAATGGGGCGAGAGTGTTTGGGCCGGAGCGTTGGGTATTCAGTGGCGCTTCGCCGATTGACCTCGACACCATGACGCCTACCATCGTAGACCCTGCCTTTGCCGACCCCATCCTTAGTAATCCTGTCGCTGCCCAAGCAGTCGCCGACTTTAATCTCGCAGTTCCCATTCTGAATAACGTCAGGGTAGTAGACGGTACTAAATTCACCACGATTCAAGCGGCTATCGACGACCTGCCTACTTCTACCACGTCAGAGACAGCGTTGGGAGCTGGCGGGGGGATTGTCTACGCCCCTCCCGGCATCTATAGCGAATCCATTACTCTGCGGTCGAACGTGCAGGTAATTGGTGCGGGAGAAAGTACAGTCATTCGCGCTACAGGTGCAGGTGTCAACATTGTTACTACTGTAGTAGATTCTGTTCGTGGGGGGCTCTCGAATTGTACTCTCGACGGCAATTCTTTAGCTAGTGTAATCGGTTTGGATGTCCACTCTCACCAGCAGGGCTCTTTCAATAACTTGCGACTCGTGCGCGGCGGCACTACTAGCATTGCCATACGACTTCGAGCCACTGAGGCGACAGGTACTATCGATAACGTGACGCACAACCAATTCCGCGACATTGAAATTTTTACTTTTACCGTCGGGATTGAACTAGATGGGGCCTCTTCTAATGCGGTAGTTACCCTCAACACATTTGATTCAGTCCTCTTGGATGTGCCGGGCGACCCATACGCTATTGATTTTGTGAAAAATGCGGACACTAACCGCTTCGACAATATACGTATCGGTATTACAGGCGGTTTTGATGGAATTGCCTTTAACAGTGCCACCCCTACCGCTGCGAATGGGGTTGGATGGAATACCTTTACCAACCTCACAGTAGAAGAATTTGGCGCAGGGACATCCATCGCACTTACGTTTAACGATACAAATGACAATACTATCCGTGGACTCGTGGCTACGTCTAGCGGCGGGACGATGACGACTATTAGCTCGAACGGCTTTGGTAGTGGTCAGTTTGTAGAACATTTGAATGCGGCGGGGAGCCCGCCCGAACGCTGGCGGATATGGAATAATCGAGCGATATACTTCCGCAATGCCGCCGATAACGCGGATGTCCACGGGCTATCGCTAAACACTAGTGACACTCTTGTTGTTGGTCAATCTGACAAACAAACAACTATAGATAGTGCTTTGGTGGTGACAGGAACCTCCTTCATCACGCCACTTGAAGGGTCTGCCTCCAACGTGCCGCATTGGATTTTGAAGGTAGTAGACTTTGGCGATATGACCGCTGGGGCTACAGCGGACACATTCGCCCTCTGGACGCTTCCAGCCAATACTATGATTCACGATGTTGTAGGTACAGTAGTGACTGGGTGGTCAGGTGGTTCCATCTCAGCCGCAGTTGCTTCAGTCGGTACGAATGGCGGGGCGGCCAATGACCTGACATTGGACGACGACTTCTTCTCTACTGGAACCCGCTATGAACTGCACGATGCCACGGCAAGCGGAGGCAAAGGCGCTCTACTCTTTGATGCCACTGACAAGTTTGCGCCCTACATGGCGGTGGCTGCTGCGACAGTTGAACTTCAAATGGATTTGACTGGTGATAACCACGCCAATGCTACGGCGGGACAAGCTCGTATCTATGCGCTCGTTTCACTACCCTTACAAAACATCTCCTCTGAAGCTAACTAAATGCCTCCGATAGTTCCCATTGAGCCTATCTACATTAGCAACTTTTCTATCGGGCTCTGGTCGAATCGTTCGCCATTCTCCCTGCCAGGTGGCAACCCCTCGGCCTTGCTAGATGGTCTCAACTGTGAGATTACTCCACAGCACACTGTCAAACGCCGCGCCGGGTATGAGGCCTTAATTAGTACTGACTTAGCGGCGGGCGAGAAAGCCCAGCGGTTCTTTTCGTTCCGACAACTGGACGACACTCTCCAGCTAGTAGTTGATGCGACAAACACGCTGCGAGCCATTGACGCGGAGGCAAGCTCCCTCACTACTTTCTATACGCCATCGACTTTTGCTACGCCGTTTTCCTTCGCGCCCGTTGGCAGCATGCTCTACTTCGCCAACGGCAAGACAGGCGAAGAACAAAAGTGGGACGGCACAAACCAGACTCGGTGGGGCATCGTTGCTCCAACCGACACGCCAACCACGGCACAAGTCGCAGGGTCACTGACAGCCGCACGAGGATATGAATACCGTTTCGTCTACAAGAACACTAGCACTGGTCACATCAGTACAGCGTCCACAGCCTCGGCGTGTACCAACCCGTTCACCAGCAAGAAGATTAACGTGACTGGCAACTTCGGGTCTGATGGTCAGGTAGATGAGATTGAAGTTTATCGCAATGCGGACGGCGGAGGAATTTTCTTCAAGTTGGGAACACTCACGAACCCCGGCAGCGGCACCTGGACTTTTGGCGATGAAGTAGCAGACTCGGCGCTTGGCACTCTGAAGGCTCCTCTCGCTGGCCTCAACGACCCGCCTACTGATGCCATAGACAACGTGGTGTTCCACACAGGCCGCATGTGGGGCTCAGTAGACAACATAGTCTACTATAGTGGAGGCGGAGAGATACTCAATGGTGTACCGGAGGAGGCATGGTCAGCTCTCAACTTCTTCAACTTTCCCGGCAAAGTAACCGCCCTATTCCCTTTCGCCGTGGGGCTTCTGGTATTCACGGAGAGTGACCTGTTTGTGATTCGTGGCATCGACCAGACATCCTTCTTTGCGATGCCCTGGCAGAAACGGCTGGGCATCAAGAGCAATCGGGCCATTGCAGGGACGGAAGACCGAGCATTCATCTTCACCTCGTCACGTGAGTTGCTGTCGATTGCACCGGAAGAGATACGGGAGATAGGGAACCCTATCTCCGACCTACTCGCGGCTATCGACCCAGCATCCGTCGAACTGACCTTACATCGAGATGAGGCTACTGACAACAATCTCTACGTGAGTGACGGTAATAGTTTCTTCTATAAGATGGCCTTGGTAGACGAGGTATGGAGTCCGAAGGCCCTCATAATCGGAGGGCTTAAAACTCTAGGTTCGGTCGAAACGTCGGCGGGTAATTTTGACCTGGTGCTGGGCCGGGCTACCACTATCTTGAAGCGTTCCGTTACAGTGTTCACTGACGACGGCACAGCCTATGCCATGAGTATGAGTTTCGGGTCGTTTGTCATCGCACCGCCTGCTGGACTACGCGAGGTGGAAGCTATCATTCTGGAGCGAAGTTCAGGCAACACAGACT